GGCTTACACCATCACAATTGAGGCTTAGCATCATTGAAGGCGAAGTGGTAGATCGTGCAGTCGCCAAGCAACAGCAAACTGGCATCTACACGATCCACGGGATTCGCCAGGAATTTGATGTTTGGAGCCGACGGGTAGGTGGACTCGAAGGCGTCAAAGCCATGGATACCGATCATCAGATTGAGATCATGGAAGAATTAGCGGCAATCTGTGAGTTCGGGTTCGCATTGAATAATCATATTGCTTTACAGCAGGAACAAGTGCCTGCAGCATGAGATTAACTATTTCACTCCCTGAGTTGGATCGGGGGGTCTCAATTCAGGGAGGTCCAAAAGACCGGCAATTGGACCTGGCCGTGATGGCCAACAGGCGTGAGCCCGTAGCCATCCGGCCAGTGACCAACCATGATCGCAGAGTTATTTCAGCCATTCTGTTGACTGATGCTATCACTTCCAAGAGTGAGATTGAACTCAAGTTCAGGCCCATCTGGTCCAAAGTTTTCACTCTCTGCTCAAGCAGTAAGGATAAAATCCTGGCGCTAATACTTGAGACAGATCAAGGTCAATTCTGGATAGACGGAGATACTACCAAACCATGCAAGCTGACTCTCGCAGGCAACGGCACAGACCCCAGGATTGTGGAACAATCTGAATATATTCTTGGGGATCTTTTGACCCTGGACAAACGACCTGACGTCGTGCTGAATCTGATTCAGTTCCTACAGAACCACTACTAAACAAGCGTTAGTGTGGCTTTCCTGCCAACGACCTGCGGGTGATAATAAGGCCCGTATGGATGAGTCCTTTTATCTATGGTGATATAGCAGAGAGAATCTGAATCTGTATCGGGACATATATACTGATAACCATCTACGTAGTGATGATTCGTATAGCACATCATATTCTTATGGCCCATGCGTTTTAATGCAGTGGCTACCAGGCAATCAGTGCCATTCGTGAATACCTCAGCTTTTTGTCTGTCCTCTTCTGTGAACGTGATTTTTATTTCTTTTGGTGCTCCGTTTGTGTGCATGTTTCCTTTCTGGTTTATGTTTTTCTCCTGTTCTGGGGTCTGTCCAAGTAAATCCTGCTTCCAATGTGATTCGCTTGGCTAATTCATACAGTCTTGGATCTTCATTCATCTTTCTATCGTGATACTTTGATTTTGAATTTATTGGTTAATGCTCGCTTTTTGAGTATTTCAGTGAGCGATTTGTAGAATTCATCAATAGCCAAATCAATGGCTATTTGATCGAATTTGGTTACTTCGTTTCCAGGTCTTAGATAAAACCCGATACGGATTTCTGTTTGTAGTTTTAATGTTTCTGTTTCAGTTTTCATGGTTTTTTGGTTTGTAGTTGATACGCTTATTATTATTGATGGCCAAGGCACATGCTGCCCATAAGCCGCCAGTTCGGCGTCAGAAAAGACCCAGCGTTAGACACATCGATGTCAGTGTAAACAAAGAGCCGCCTCCTCCGCCTAAACCTAAGCCTGCAGCAAAAGCTGAGCCCAAGTCAAAAGCTTATACGCACGAGGATTGGCAGAAAGAAGTCGCTAAGCATGTGTCCCCGGGTCAGCCGATCCCTGATTGGCTGGCTCAGAAGGCCCCTTGATTTCCACAAATTCGTGCATGCATCGGCCTACAGCAACTTTGCGTTTGCCTTCAAGTAGGATAAAGCACGCACCTGGTTTAAGCCAATCCTGTGGGGCTGTATTGGCCAGAAACCACACATCAGCAAGATAAAGACGCATGGCTTCATCATACGGGCTGGCCATCCTCACAACTAAGCTCCATAATTCGCCCTCATGTCCTTCAAACTCAGCTGGCGCACTATATTGTCCAGTTGGTATACACAGGCGTAGATTGGTCCATTGAATTAATGCTACGTATGTTTTCATTGAGTGATTTTCACCTCAATCTTATTCTCTAATTCCTCAGTAACACTGGCTGCCGCTATAGACAGAAAGGTTCGCATGAGCCGCTTAATCTTCTGTCTATTTTGAGTGCTGAGTGTACGATTCGGCCTGATGTAGATATCGAGATGATACTGATCAAGCATGATTTTCTTTGGTTTCATGTTCAATCTCCTTGTTTATTGGCTTGAATCCAACCCTGAAGGAAACCATTCTCCCAGATCAAGTGTTGGATATTGCTACTAAAAATGAGCCAAATTTTGGCGATAAAGCTCCCTGTTAATATAGGATATCGCCTGCAGAATTTGTCCCATTCGTATTGTTTGATGTTTTCGATTTGTTCTTCTGTCATTTTGTTTTTCCTTTTGTTGATATTCATGTTTGTTGTTGATGCGTGGTAAAGAAGAAGGCTTACGCAAGAGTCTGCCTGGTGCACCTCGTGCACGGACTAAAAAGCCCAAATTGGATTTGCCCGCCGACCGAACTGCTATGGGGCAAAAGGTAAGCAAAACCCAAACCAAGATCTGGGCTGAACGCCACAAGAAGGGCTGGCACAGGCGTACTGAGCAGCGTAGCTAGCGATCTACCAGTATGATCCCAATGATACTGATCCCAAGGGGCAATAAGCCCCATGCATTACCACATGCGAGCAGCACTATCCCAATGAGCAGGAATATTGCGCATATTGCTGCTATTATGCCTAGTCTGTCCATATTGTTCATTTTGTTAGCGCGATACTGATTCTTTGTCTCTGTACCACATTAGTTTCATGATTTTGTTTGGGTTTCCGTACAGCTCATCTAAGAGCTGAAACACTTCTTTGCGTTTACAAATGGCCCATTCATGATCCTCTTTCATGAACCATTGGCCTCGATTGTAATCAATCGTATTGAGCAGCCAGGCCCAATCAATGTTCTCAATGTTCATTGTTCTTCCTGTAATGGCCCGACTCCTATTTCCCATGCTTTTTTACATGCCCAGCAAATATAAAACCAGGGGCTTTTACGCTCATCATGGCATATTAATGAGACCATGGCCCCACAGTCAGGACATATTGATTCCTCTGCTGTTTGTAATATCCAATTGCTTTGTTTCATATATAAGAGACTGCTTTTTCCTGGTGGTGGGAGGAAATCTATTGATTCATTTCCGGTTTGTAGGTTCTTGCCGTAGGCTATCACGACTTGTCATAAATGGTTCCAAATCTTAAGTTTGCACACCGCTCAGTTCCTCTGATTGATTTCTTTTTCGGTAATCCCGAAACTTTGCGGCAGGGATCGCAGAAGATTCTGGAGTCTTTTGATTTCTGCCTCCAGCTTTTCCTTCATCTCACCCCAACGCAGGGCATCCGCCAATCTGTTTTCCTGAAGCTGTTGGATTTCTTTCTTGTGAGCTTGATCCTTCCAGCCGGCCTCCATGGCTTCTTTATCGGTTGAATCTTCCGTATTGATTAATTCCCGCCAGCGGTTCAACTGATCCATTGTCGGCCGTTCATGGGCTGATCCTATCTCCCATGCGTCTATTAGAGCATTCTTTAATTTTTGATTTAGTGTTTTCATGTTTAATCGTGTAGTAGACCTTTCGGGTCACTAAGTTTAATTCTGGCTGCCTTGAGCCGTTCCGCTATGCATTCAAAATCTGCGATTTGACATCGTTTAAGTTCTTTAGCCGTAGGTGGAACATCGAAGCCATGGGTAAAACCTTTGCCCATTTCTTCTGTCCATGGCATGAGATCATCTAATGCCAGCTCGTGATCACTGACTTTCCTAAAGATTAAGCCGCTCCTGGGTACACCCCAGATAGCATTTAACTTCAGCAAATTGAAATGATTCCGGCTCCATTCGACTTCCCATTGTTCCATTTTTATATTTTTGGTTCATTTTCGCCTCTCGGCATTATTTTGTATTTTATTTCCTTTACGATTTCTGCCATTATTTCTATGGCTTCCAGTGATTCCACTGAATTGTGGAATTCGTTGTTTATCATGTCGGCTAACCGGGATACCGCTGCCAACACCTTTAACCCTTTGACCATATTGTTGCTGTAGCGTCTCTCGACAGTCCGCATGATTTTGATTGATACTTCGTTTGCTACTTCTTGGTTTGTCATTTTTAGTTCTCCTAATAAAAAGGCGTCACCAGGGTTCAGCCCAGTGACGCCATGATTTCGCGGTATTTACTCTTTTTTACTTGGTTGACGCGCCTGACGCTATAGCGTTGGCTTTGTCGTTGTCCTCCTTTAGTTTTGCTCTGATCTCCTCATCAGTCATGGGAGGAGTGTATTCTCCCTCTTTTCCACTTTTTGCCTTTTCTGGCGGTGGTGCACCCTGCGGTTGAATTACGGTCACCGTGGGCGATTCTGCGTTTTTTGTGCTCATGACCTTTAATTCGTATCAATCTGCCATTTCACGCTGGAGTATCTTCTGCCTGAGTTTTGTGCGCCTCTTTCCATTCCTCTTCATCTCTGGCTAAAACGGCATCCAGCACCGGCAGACCCGAATAGGAGTCTAAAAGGCCGTGAAGCGACTCTGTCCGCCTGGCAAGCTCGTTCAGGTTCTGTCCCTGGTTCATTACACGAGTAAAACCATTAAACAGGCTCCACATGGTCCGCTCTTTGAATTCCGGGAATTCCGTGTGACGCCATTCCTGCAATATTGCCGGAATCATCCTCGGAGTGCAAGCTCGGACGTCAACTGCCTTAATGATCAGATCATGAGCATCGATATTGTTAATTTCTAAGTGTTTGTAGACTTCGATCCTTTTATCCTGTCGACCCCACTTATCCATGAGCCTGCCGATTGCCCGTTCAGTGATCTGCGGGAGATCCCTGGTGATATACCGCGTATGCTTACGGGCAAAGCGCACTTCTCCTGAAAAAGAGAGGTTATCGCAGACAAAGACGTCCGCGCCGGCTACCAGACCGGCAGGGAAGACTTTATCGTGCGAATTGCGCAGTCCGAGCACCCAGGCATAATCTTCCTGTTTTTGGCCATTCTTAATCTGCAGAAGCCCAAAATAACGCATTCCGTCATGAGTGAGGCTATGAGCTTCATTCACGATCGTGAGCTTATTGGCTTCTAGCGTTGTTCTAACTTGGGTGATTAGGTCCATGTGCGGGATCGGATTCCAGGTATCTGTCCCTTCCGGGGTTTTTACTGCCCTTATTGCATCCTGACTGACTGTATGTGCTCCACAATGGAGCTCTAGGTTTAATTCCTTCATTGGTTTCCCTTTCTTGGTTTTGGTTGGATCTGGGGGAAAGTGTGCATATAAATTGACACGATGCCAATAGGATATCCGAACTGACCCGAAATGCCTAGTAACCGTCAAATAGCGGCTGACTGGGGTGTGACCCCATCTTATGTTGACCGCATGGTAAAACGTGGATGTCCCACGGATTCATTTGAAAATGCTCGCCTATGGCTTGCTGCCAATACTAAACGCTCAAGGGTAATGGCACGTAAAGCAGAAAGTTTGGGTGAGCCAAAGAAGGTAGGGTCATTTGAGCCCATCGCCAGTGATAAGCTGGAAGACTCGCTTGGAGGGATTAAGAGTGCCGTTCGAGAGAGTGGTAAGCTTTTAAGTGAAGCACTCATGGAGCAAAGGGTCCAGAAAGTTGGAGCCTGGATCTCCCTCCATACCAGGGCAGTGGAGGCGCGGGTTAAAGCAGAATCGATGGTTCGAGAGGAACTCGAACGAAATAAGATCCTGATTCCACTGAATGAGGCGCAAGCCATGGCCAGGAAGGGCTACCAAATCATTTTGCAACGACTTAGTGCCCTTCCTCAGAATTTATCTGCAAAGCTGAACCCCGCTGATCCAGCCTGGGCCATGGATGTGTTGCAACAAGAGGTTGCCGGGATCATTTCTGAAGCCCAGCAGACATTTGCTGCGGATTCGTCATGATTAAGCTTATCTCCACCAATCTCATCTCATTGTATCATGTCAGTTCATGACCCATCCAGACAATCGCTTAAAGATTATAATCAATTTCTTTTTGACCTACTTCAGCCACCGACTAAGGACTCAGTAGTAGAATGGGCAGAGAAGTATGTGGAGATCCCGACCGGAGCCATACGTGGGCGATTGAATATGCGTATGACCCCTTATGGTCGGGAGATCCTCGAACGCTTCGGGGATCGACGCACAAAGAGCCTGACACTCTGTTTTGCGTCTCAAAGTGCTAAAACGACATTAACAATTCTTGGAATGCTGTATCGCCTATGCAGGGATAGCCAAGATGCAATGTGGGTTTTTCCAAATCGCGAGCTCGCAAACTCCTTCAGTAAAGCACGTTGGATGAAGTTTATACAAGCCTGTGAGCCAGCTGTTAGCCTATTGCCACGAACAATCAAAAACGAGATCGATCGTCATCTGTTCGCTTTTATGGAACAGCATTTCGTTAACATGTTTTTGAAATTCGTAGGGTCAAATTCCCCTGCGAATCTCGCGTCATTTCCAGTCGGAATTTTGGTTCAAGACGAATGCGATAAATATGGCGACCAAACGAAATATGAAGCTGCGGCTCTCGATCTTGCCGAGGAAAGAACAAAAACATTTCCGTTCCCCCTAGTCGTGAAAGCCAGTACGCCAACCACAGCCAACCGGATGATTTGGCCGGCGTTCCTGAAGAGTGATCAGCGTTACTACTGGGTTCCGTGTCCGAGGTGCTCATGTGATATACTCCTTAAGTTTAGGGTTAAAACTGAAAAACATGGTGAATGTGGGTTGAGGTGGTGGAAGGAAAGTGACGTCGAGGCTAAAACTGACGGAGACTGGGATTTAAATAAGGTTGCCAAGCAAGCATATTACCGCTGCCAGGAGTGCGGTGGAGAAATCCAGGATTTCGAGCGACCAACCATGATAAACGCTGGAAACTGGAGACCCACCAACACTCTGGCAGAAGCTGGTGATTACGGCTATCACCTTTCTAGCCTTTACTCAATCCTTGGGAGGAAGACCTCCTTCGGTGCGATTGCCGCGCAGTGGATAAAGGCTAAGGGCATCCTGTCCGGACGCCAGAATTTCATCAATTCATGGCTCGCTGAGACTTGGGATGCAGAGAGAATGTATGATCACAGGGAGATACAGCCTGAGCCCTATCGCCTCCAGGACGTGCCGGAGGAAAGTTTGGCTGTCATGACCATAGACGTGCAAGAAAACCATTTCTGGGCCGTAGTTCGGCGTTGGATGGCCCCTTCTAAGGAGCGACCTAATGGTGAAAGTTGGCTTCTTTTTGCTGACAAGGTCGAGAGTGTTGAAAATCTGGAGCAAATCCAGACCGAGAACAAAATCCAGGGTGAGAATGTGCTAGTGGACCTCGCTCACAGGCCCAACCAGACCGGCCGTCTCATCCTGGAGCACGGCTGGAGAGGGATTTGGGGTTCAGACACTAAAAGTTTCTGGCACCGCCTCCCAAATGGGACTCGGATCGAACGAATCTACTCGACTGTGCAACTCCGAGATCCACATTTGGGGACGGCTTGGGAGTCCAGGACCCTTGACCGGGTTCGGTATGTTAAGTTTTCGGTCAACGGTGCCATGGACCTTATAAGTTCACTCCGTTTTCATCAACCACCGATCTGGCACATCAGTATTAACGTGAGCGACCAGTACCAGCGGCACATGGCGAGCCGCATGAAGGTCGCAATGCAGAATCGACGGACGGGTCGCTGGGAATCGATATGGAAGGAGTTACACCGGGACGACCACTTGCTGGACTGTGAAGAATTTCAGGTAATCCGAGCAATACAGCTCGGGTTGATTTCCGTGCCAGAGGAGAAGATCGAGGTCGCCGCTTGATCCCGTGACGTTTTTTGATGTCATTAATGATCTTCGTGGCAAATCTCACCCATTCCTTGGGCGTGACATTGCGAGGTGGACTCTTCGGGTCATCCGGAGTAAATAGCCGAAGAGTCAGGTCACGATTAATCCCGAATACAACCTGTGCCGCAATTAATGGATCTTCTATAAACTTCCCTTTTCGGCGTAGCACCACGTTTCTATGATTATAGACCTCACAATCCTCTTTGACCAACCTGAGACCGAGCTTTCTAAGTTGAGGTACATAGCAGGCATGTCCTAATGCACATGCCGTAAAACCGCATTCGGGGCCATGTGGTTTGTACCACCAATTGTTGAAGTCAAAGTCCTCCGATTTGACTGTCATCATGTGATCTTTGAGTATCTCTAATCGTCTGATTGTTGTTTCTATTTTCATTGTTTGGATCTTTCTTGGTTGTTTGTTGTTTTTCTATTCTGCGTTTGAATTTCTTGTATTCTTTCTTGCTAATCAGGCTTTCTTCTCCAAATCGATTCCATTCATGGATCGATTTTCTATGCCAAGCCTGCGGCACTGCCCTTTTCCGTGGTTTTCCCATAATTTCGTTGTCCTGCCAGTTCTCTTGACATTCCTTTCTTGTTTTAATCCGATCCGAACTGATGATTGCCGTCCAAGAGCAAGAACCTGCTCATTATATGCAGCTTCGCTCTCTTCTGGAAACGATCGTTTCGGTTATTGCTAAGAAAACCCCTGACCCTGCGATCTTCCACCAGCCTAATTGCGCCGTATTTACACTGGAGGTTGATCCACACGATCAGGGGCGATTCATTGGAAAGCTTGGGAGGACCATTTGGGCCATACAGACCATTTTCTGGTACGCCGGCCTGACACTTTGCCGTTCTCCCTATTCAGTGAAGCTCCTGGAGCCGGATATGCCACTTCGAGGCCGGCCTCCGGTCCCGATTAAGTTTAATAAGTCCTGGGACCGAAAAAAGATTGAAAATCTTGTAGACAGAGTCTTGGGACACACCCTAAAGTCATATGCTCGCTACGCGCTACTTGAAACCGGAGAGACGAGTATGACGATCAGTCTGACGATCGAGAAATACCTGGCATTACCGCTCTCCGAACCAAATTACGTCGAAGCTTTCGAAACCCTGCTCAAAGTCGCAGGCATGAGTCAGGGAGTGAACATCAAAACAGAGGCTACATACGCATGAAGGCAAAACCCAAACGAAAAAGTAAAGGAAAACGTCATCCAGTTTACGCTGAATCACTTGATAACATCGCTGATACTCTTGCATTAGAAGGCGAAGATATTCCAGTGACTCGGCTTGAATTAATCACGATCTTTCGTGATGAGGCTGCACGGGTACGAAGTATTCTGCGGTGAAGGACGTTAAAGAACGAACACTCGGTGGTCATAAAATTACCAGAATCGGACGAGGTCATTATCTGTGCCAAAGCAGGTCCCGACCAAGCGTCTCGTATTCAGTCGATATCGCAACTTACAACGGATTGGGTAGTTGCCAGTGCGAAGACTTCAAGTACCGGCGCTATCCAAGATGGCAGTCAGTTGGTTTCAATTACGATCACTTTCGATGCCGTCATATCAGAGCAGTTAGAAACCACGTCTTAGATCAGATCATCAGTTTTTACCAGGACCATGAAGACATATGAAGCATTAAGTATGTTACTGGCAGCCCGTGATGGCCAAATCGTTAGTAAAGCCAAGGCTGTTCATGAATATGGGAAAACGGCAATGCATACTTTACGGGAAATTGGAATGAAGGAAGAACAAATATATGACGAATATCCTGAGGATAAATTACAGCATGGTCTCTTCCTGATGTGTAATCATCCAATGGTTTTCGCTGAACAAGCCAGGGCATCAGCGGCATGGCTATTACAGAGAAACTGAAAAGACTTTTTCCACATGCCAGCAAAAGCTTCTTACAAGCTAACCCTGACATTGGATTACAAAATCCCGAGCATGAACGAGTACATCGGGAAACACTGGATATATCATCACAAAGAAAAGAGAAAAGCTATCAACGCGCTCGTGTTAGCTTTACGGCCTTCACAGTTAGACCCAGAGACCCGGACAACCTTGGAGGTGGTAGCAAAGCGTTACTCGATGCAATAAAACATTTAAGACTGATCCCTGATGATGATCCATACTCTATTGAATTCGAAGTAAAACAGAGACATGTGGATCATTTTAATCAGGAAAAAACATTAGTGGAGATTGAATACAAATGACTAACAAACAACGAGTAGTATTAGCCATTGGCATTGCCCTGATTGTCCTTGCTATCGGTATTTGGTTCACAGGCCTATGATATGGGAGATGGATCTGCGATGGGTGGCCGATATGATGGGATTGCTACCATGCAGGACATTCTGTGAATGTTCTATTGGTCCATTGGAGATAAGTCAGGCAAAAGGATTCGTTGGCAAATGCCGACACATGATTTTAGTGGAACCCAATCCGGAATTGGCTACCAAGGCGGCATATTACTACAATATGCCGATTAACAAGGTTGCGGTTGGTTTTGCGCCACATGCGACCATGATGGTGGACAATAATGGGTCTTCCTACATTGAAGGAACCTGGGCTCCCACGCCAAAACCTGAAGGATCAAGATATCCAATCAATGTTGTCACATTCGATACTCTGGATGATGGAGAAATTGATATCATGGTACTGGATTGCGAGGGAATGGAGTGGGCGGTTCTTACTAAGATGCGTAGTCTGCCTGAGATCATGGCTATCGAAATTTGGGAGGCGAATCCGTATAAAACGGAGATTTTCCACTGGCTAAGAGAGAAAGGCTACAAGTTACGCTTATCCAGTGGGCCAACCAACGAAACGAGGCTTTACACCCTTGCAGATTCTCCAAATACCTGATGGGATCGATCCAGTTCCAACTGTAGGTGGCCGAGACTTGGAGCCGGGGAAAGAGTACATCGTCACCAACGCCTTCGCTGGAGTTATGCTGCTCTCCCGCCATCGAGTAAAGCGTGATGGGAAGATGTGGTCGCTCCGGCTCCTCCTTAAATCATACTCTATCGAGTTTGACGCTTTTGATCCAGAGGAAGACTGGAATGATCAAGATGTGTGGTTGTTCCGTGGTGGAGGATTTGGAGATCTGATACTGTTAACTCCGTTAATCCGTGAACTTAAGAGGCGTTGGCCTAAAGCACGGATTCATGTTGCTTGCGGTCGTGGATATCAATGCGTGCTTAAGGGACTGGGCGTAATTCTTGAGGATCTGCCAATTCCTTACGATAGGCGGACCACGATCGACGGAATGATTGAATTTGAAGAGATCGTGGAGGGTGATCCCAAGGCGGAAGAGCTACATATGGCGCAACTCTTCGCCCACAGGGCAGGGATCACCCTCACAGACCTCAAACCCGAATATCGGGTTACTGCTGACGAGATGGATTGGGTTAGGAGCCATTATCCGTCTAATGGATTGCCCAGGATTGGTATACAGCTTCTGGCATCAGCTTTCTATCGCACCTATCCAAAGATGGTTGATGTGATGTTAGCTTTATCCAAGAAAGCACAGGTTTTCCTTATTGGAGTACCAGGGCAGATTCAATTGACGGAAGAGATCCCCAATGTGGTTAACCTAATGGATCATAAATTAGACTTCCGTCACAGCGCCGGATTAGTTTCAACGTGTGACGTTTGCGTCTCACCGGATTCCGCTTTGGTTCATGTTTGCGCGGCGTTGGATATACCTTGTGTTGCTCTCTACGGCCCTTTTCCATCTCGTTTACGGTTAACCAGTGATCTGGCTCACCCTTTTGACGGTGTTGCTTCTTGTGCGCCATGTTTTTTCCATGCCGACCGGGCAGACCAATTCCCGATCGGCATGCCTTGTGTTGAGGCCAAAAAGTGTGTGGCCTTGGATTCTATTCTGCTTGACGATGTCGTGAACCAGGTGCTGAAATTTCTTCAGTAAGAAATTTCTCCACTTCACCGGCAAGTTCGATATAAGCATTTCTCTCTTTATCCCAATCCCTTATAAGGGAATCAGGTAAGCCGTTTTCGTACACCTTAAAGAGGAGTTCCATATATGGACCCTCTGTGATGTCGGGCGATGGTGGAGGAGTATTATTCCTCAGTCTCCTAATGATGCCTTCCTTGTCTCGGATCTCTTTATAAGCCCAATAACAGTCACGTTCTCCTGGAGTCCAGGTAGATATGTGACCAATGCCAAGGTTGTAACCATTGTCTGTGATATAAGCCTGAAGTCGCCACCACCGAGATGAATAACTGTCTTTATCGGTTATATCGAATAGATCCTCCCCCATGAAGGTTATTTTCCTGTCCTTGCTTCGATTTAGGTGTACTTCGCGTTTCATGTTGTTTCCCTTTCATTTTTATCAATCTCCTTCCCTGTTTGATTT